GGTGTTGTCGCAGTGAAAGCCGCTAGAACGGCCCCGCTAGCAAACAGGTTAAGTATTACGGCGCAAAAGAGAATGGCCCAAATCGCAGCCAAAGACCTAGCCATTGCCGAGGGTAGGACTGCCGTTGAAGCAGCAAATGCCGTGCTGGCTAAAGAGTCCGCTACTGTTGCGGTGGCGAACAGATTGAGTTCCGACATAGCGTCGAGAGTGGGGGCCGACCCGAGTCTAGTGATGCGGTCCAATCAAGCATCAACGGTTGCTTCGCGGATTACCCAGAGTGCTGACCAAATCAGATCCACCCTTCCAAAGGTAACGTCAGAGCTAGACAGTCTGATCGCCCAGAGGAATAGTCTTGCTACAAGAATCCCCGAGGCGTATGCCCAAAAGACATTGCAGACAATGGAGGCGGGCAGGAAACTGCGAGCTTTGCCAGCCAAGGCTCTTGGGGGAGCGTTGGAGCGCGTTGGAAACACGATTTCCAAAATTGATGATGCAGCCACCAACTTCTTGCAAGAACGAGGTCTTGACCAAATGTATACCGCAGCGGTTGGTGCGGCTGGCGTTGTGGGACTGGCCGGAAGCCCAATCGTCGGAGCGATTGCTGGTGGTGCAGCAGTATTAAAGGCTGGGAAAGCCTTGTCAAACTACGGGAAATTGTTCCGATATGTAGGAAAAGAAATGGAAGCTGTGCGCGGACAAATCCCGTTCTGGAAGCGTGTAGCTGCCCACACAGCACCGGGATCGCTCAACCGTGGGATCGCGCACACTTTCAACACCTTCGATCTTGGTGGGGCCACGTCTGATGTGCTGCGCCGTGTGGGGCGAGGGGCTACTGCTGCCGCTCCAGCAGACTTGATGTTTGAATATCTTTCAGACGGTGCTGACATGCGCCCAGAGACGTTATACAGGGCTGCGTCAGAATCGCTTGTGATTGGAGGTTCGTTTGCGGCTGCTGGAGGGGCGTTCATGGGGACCAATAGGCGTATGAGGGAACTCAGCATTGGTGACGAACTCAATTTCCGGCGAGACATCACGGATGCAAAGCAAAAGGCTTTATTTGAAGAGATACCGTCTAGCACTCGTAGGTCGATCTCCACATACGCAATTGCTAACCCAACGCTGAATTATTCGTTCAAAGATTCTGGGGCTAGTAGGTATGACCCGAATACCAACACTGCCGTCATCAATGTCAGATCGACAAATCCGATCAAAGCGTTAGTTGCTCATGAGACGCTTCATCACACGATTATCAAGAACAACATGGAATCCGGGATTTCAGCACTGTTCCTTGGTGACATTAAAGAGAACACTGTTGGAGGATTGTTTCGCTCAAGAGATGGGAAGCTAGACCCAAACTTTGAGGCGTTTAAGAACGCATATTACAAGCGACTTGGGGCGGAAGGGATGACGGACACTGAGCGTGACGCTATCTATTCACTAGACAAGGTTGCAGTAGAATACTTCATCGAAAAACACGCTGACCAATATTCTGAAATGGCCGAAAGCGGCGAGCTTGGTGCTGTCTCAGGCGGTGGGGCTTTCAGGAGGAAGCTGGGAAGTATTCTTGAAACAATCCTACCAAGGATTCCTGTTCTCAAAGACCTCAATTTCAAGAGCGGAGGAGCTATTGACGCAAATGGATCATGGGTCACTGGTAACGGACTCCTTGGATCGGAGGGTGTGAAAAGCGACCCCATCGCGGCGAAAATGTTTAGAGAAATGAACAGGAGAAGCTCTGGGTTGGCTCCGGGGCAATTTGATCCATTGATGAGTGATAAGCCGGATTCAGGCGCACCTATCCTGCTCGACCCCGCTAGCGGCATTGACGCTGAACTGCTACACCCGCTTGTGAATGTTGACGATGATGGCAGGCCGATCACGCAGGGCGGAAAGCCAGTAGCTATTGATAAGGCGACAGAACTCAGCCGCGCTCTTGCTGGACTCACGGCAGTGGAAGTCCTTCGCCGGAAGAAGGCAGAGAACTACGCGCCAGAAAAAGGAGAGGCATCTGTAGATGATAATGGCGAATTCCAACCGGGGTGGTTGTCAAACGATGTCCTCTCCGAAATGTTTGCCAAGAACAAATACAATCCAGAGCAAAAACGTATAATCAGGGAGGTCAACAAACTGATCCGCAATGGCAACGGTGATCGGATGGTTATGATAAATTTCCCTGCCACAACGAGGAACAGGGCTGGGAAAGCCGTATACAAGCCGCAAGGAGCGACCCTTCGTGACACTGTCCCAGTTTCCGTTGCCGTATCCAAGGCGGGCAATTTGCTGTTTGGCCTAATGTCCGTAACCAAACTCCACGAAAACATCCAGAAACGCTCGCAGAGCAAACGTGGCAAGAAGCTATACGGAGGGAACGTGGACCTTATCCTGCGTGACACTCAGGCTATGATGCAGTTCCACAAAGATGGGATCGACAGTATTGAGCATTTCAAAGCAAGGTATGGTGCTGTAGAGGCTACTGAGCGCAAGAATTTCATCAACACCATGTTTGGCTTGCTCAACCAAAAGGAGCAAGCAGTCCTGAATCCGGTGTTGTTAGCGGATGGGGTGAGAAGCAAAGACAACGTCTACCGCACATATCGCGCAGATCGCGTGAGCAAAGCCGTCCCAATGTCTCCGCAGGACTATCCAGCAATGCCATTCAGCTACGAGGCAGTAAGCCAAGTTAAGATGCCAGAGCAACGCCAGATGCCAGAGGTTTCCCCCGAAGACCTCAATCCAGTCATCAACAAGCAGGAGGCACAGAGATTATTCGCGGACGGTAAACGCCTATTTGCGATTAGCGAGATGGATGAGAAAGCAGCAGAAATCACATCTGTTGAAATGCTCAACTCATATCCTGCGGATGCTATTGGATGGATGGAACCAGAGCAAGCCCCTGCACCATCGCAGAGGTTCCTGCCAGAGAAGCTCGACGCTGACTACATGAAAGCTGTGGAGAGTGGTGATGTGGGAGCGCAGCAGAGGATAGTGGATGAGGTGGCAAAGAAAAAGAGACTTACTGAGCGCGTAGTGGTGACGCGCGGGCCATTAACCGAATTTGATCCCGATAGAATTAAGCCAGATCAATTGGGTTTTCATTTAGGTAATGACACCACGGCGAAAACAATTTCGGATTCACGCGGAGGGAACGTGATTAAGGTTTATGCAAATCTTGGAAAATCTTTAAGACTTCCAGACTCAGGAGGGTGGGAAAACAGTATTGCCATCTCCAATATAAACAAGGAAGCTGGCCTAAAACTTATGCGTGAGGGCAATGGAGATCAGCGCAACGCAACCCGAAAAGAAATTATCACAGCTATAAAGAACGCTGGATATGACTCCATTGTATATCGTAACATACATGAAGGGAGGGGGACCGATTCCCATATAGTGTTCTCTCCCGACCAAATCAAGTCCGCAGACCCCATCACTCGTGATGATTCTGGAAACATCATCCCACTCAGCAAGCGGTTTGACCCTATGTCTGAGGATATCAGGTTCATGCCTGAAGGTGGTCAAGAACCACTGCAAGCAAAACAATGGAACCCAAATCCAATTGTAGCGACCAACAAAGCGGCTCGCGCAAAAGGCATACCAGCACAAATTACCGATGAGTTGTTTGAGCTTGTCAAAAACAAGCCAATTGTTGTTGGAATGGCTGACTTGCTTGGTGCTGGCGGCAAAATCCGTGGCGTGGATGTTAGTGGTGGTCCGGGATATCCTATTCAAAACTTTGATTCGGCAAAACCAGATGCAATAACTGGAGTTTGGGCTTCTGAGCGTGGTGGCATTAACACCATTTTGCAGAACATGGTGAAGACTGATTCAATTTGGCAAGATGAATCTGGTCATAACTGGGCATTGTTTGCTCCACATACAATGGCACAATCAGCACACAAATCCAATGCTCAAACACCAGAAATCTATATATCAAAAGTAAATGACATGGCTATTAGCGGAGCTTTGAAAAAAGCAACTGCTAGTGACCTGTCTGATCATATCAGAGCAAATGTTCCAGTGGCAAAAGACATGCCTAATATTGGGACTGAGAAACTTACCAAGTTCATTCATGATGCTGCCTTTGAAACAAGAGCGGCAATAATGAGTGAATTGTCCAATGTCAGATCAAGAGATTTGGGCGCACCATCTCCAGAAGTAATTCTCACCGAGTCAAGAGATCCCCAATATCATGGAGTTGAGAAAAATGCGCTCACCGGACTTCTTTTAATTGATGTGGATCGGTTGGCAACTAAAGACCAAAATGGCAATTGGAAACTAAGAAATGATCTTTCTGCTGATGATTTCAATGTTCCAAAACATCCATCATACGGAACTGTTCTTCCGGGCAGGGTGCTGGCTCATTTTGACAACCCCGTTCCATTTCGGATTTCCACTCCAGAAATGATCAACACGATGCGTGCTGCATCACCATTGAGCAGGATTGACTATCTGCTTGCCAGAATGCCAAAGGACAAAGGCATTAGATTCCAACCATTGACGGATCAAATTAAGAACTCAATCAATGAAGCTCAAAACATATCTGGAAATGTCCCATATATTCGTGAAGCAGTAAAAGCTGTAAACGGCAACTGGAGGAAGTTTACAAGTGACGCATCGCTCAAGGGACTGTCTGAGTTGATTGGCGCGATTCACAGAAGCCCAGCGCGTGATTCGCTCACGCAATACAATCTTTCTGAGCTTAGGAAAATGATCAAGGAAGACAAAATGGAAGTCCACCAACTTGGGGATAATGACATTTGGTTCGGGGTCAAAAAGAGCGAGGGTGGGAATGAGCTTGTTTCTGTGGTGAACAACACTGGCATACCGGGCATGCTCAATCTGATCATGCAACGTGCTTTGGCGGTTGGGGTAAACAAGCTAGATGCATATGCGGTTCCAACATCTAAAACACCCAATGGATTACTGCCATCGCTATACAAGCGGTATGGATGGGAAGAAGTCGAAAGAATGCCGTTTGATCGCCAATACTTAATTGAGCGCAAAAAAGGGGAAAAAAAGGCCGATCATGAAGAAAAAATAGCCCAAAAAGAGGCGGCACTGAAAATGTTCTGGACAGAACAGGGATGGGATGGACAATCCAGCCCAGATGTCGTATTTATGACTTATGAAAAAGGAAAAAAGACTGAAATTACTAGCGGACAATCTGAAGGAGGCTTGGTCAAACAGCGAATTGCAGAATCTGGGGCCGCTTCAGAAGCAGCTTCTGGAGAGGTTCGTGGGGCAGGATTCGTTGGACGACGAAAGCAAGCCACTGTCGGTGGGCCAACTCAAAGCGATTCTGGAACAGGTGAAGGAGTACTTCCCAGAGGATTTGATTCCATTGTCCAAAGTCTTAGAAGTGCCAGTCCGGTACAAATAGAGACAATCGGGATTACCGATACCGAGCGAAAACAGTTTCTAAAGAAACTTGGGATTGAATAAAAAATAACAAATGAGCGACGATCCAAACGAGAAGCTGAAAGCGGAATACGTTGACGAACGAGAAGACAAGTCCGCTTGGTTTCTTGAGGTTAAGGAACGTGCAAAGCTCTCTCCGGGCAACTGCGTCGAACACTATGCCCCAAACAAGGCCGCAATGGCCCTGTGGCTGGCCGCACAAGGCGCGAGGATAACCGACATCCAGAAGAAGACGGGGCTTGGCAGAGAGACGATCAGGGGCCTGCAATGGCGTCACAACGATACGCTGGAGACAAAGCGCAAGGAATTCTCGATGAGATACGCAATTGCGGCTCAGGACTACACGGATTTGCTCTTTGAGCGTTCCCAACAGTTGTTTGATAATCCCGAGGAGCTTGCCAAGATCAGCCCTGACAAGCTAGCCGTAACGGTGGGCATCCTGACCGATAAAGCCGCTCAACTGACCGGAATGGCGTCCTCAATCGTGGAGCATCGCAAGGGGGCGAGTCTGGACGATGCTGCGAAGATGATCTTTGACGCAAAAGCTCGTATCGCCAGCAAGATCAAGGAAGACGCAATCGAAGCCGAGATACTATGATTTGGCGGAAACACGCAATCCTCACCCCGCCCACCGACGAGGAGATGGTGGAGATGGAGCCAGACGAATTGATCGGACTTCATTCAATTTACCATGAGGCCATTGAGAATGCCGAGAAAGACCCATATCATTATGGGTTCAGGCTACCGCACTGGAGCAAGGCTGAGGAGCAACTGTTTGAGGTTAATGAGATACTTGCACTAGGTGGAAATCGGAGTGGCAAGACGCAGTGGGGTGCATTCTCTGTTGTCCGTGCTGCTATCGAGAACCCCAAGTCCGAAATCTTCTGCTTCGCCCAGACATCCGAAGTCAGCATTCGCCAGCAGCAAAGTGCCGTGTGGGACTGGTTGCCAGAGAATCTCAAGACCAAGCAGACAAGCGCGAATACCTACATCTCCTATAAGAAGAAGACTGGCTTCACTGATTCGTCTTTGATCCTTCCCAATGGCTCGCAGATCATCTTCAAGACGTATTCCCAGTATCAGAACAACCCTACTATCCTTGAGGGCGCGGAACTTGGATCTAAGAATCATGTTTGGCACAATGTTGGAGTATGGCTGGATGAATACCTCTTAGGGCCAGAATTGATTAACACGCTAAGGTTCCGTCTTGCCACAAGAAATGCGAAGATGCTGGTGACGTTCACGCCCATTGATGGTTGGACGGAGGTCATCAAGGAGTATCTCGATGGGGCAACGACAATCGAGTCCAGACCAGCGGAACTACTTAACGGTGAGCTGGTTCCATACGTCCAGAAGTCAAAGAAGCTGAACGCCTCCGTGCATTACTTCCACTCTCAGGACAATGCTTTCGGTGGATACGAGCGAATCAAGGAAACGCTTTCAGGTAGAACTAGGGAGGAGATTCTAATCCGCGCATACGGTGTGCCGATGAAGTCTCACGCAACTAAGTTTCCAAAATTTAATAAGGTGGTCAACGTGGTTCCTCCTTCCTCCATCCCAACCAAGAACATCACGCGCTATCACGTTATCGACCCTGCTGGGGCGAAGAACTGGTTCATGTGCTGGATCGCAATTGACGAGACGGGAACCTTCTGGGTTTACCGCGAATGGCCGGGAGTTGACGTTGGTGACTGGGCGGAATGGAAGAGCGGGAAGTGGATGCCGGGGCCGGGGTCTAAAGGTCAAGGATTTGGTATCCGTGACTATATCGAGGCTATTCAGGAGATGGAGGGCGACGAGGAGATATTTGAACGCCTTATCGACCCTCGCCTCGGGGCTGCAAAGTATCAAGTGCAGGATGGTTCATCCTCGATCATTGAGGACTTAAGCGAATCAGGCATGGTTTGTATCCCTGCGCCGGGGCTGGATATCGACGATGGGCTACAAGCGTTGATTGGCAAGATGTCATGGGATACAAGTAAGCCTCTAGATTCAGTGAATCGCCCCAGATTCTATGTCAGTTCTGACTGCGAGAACATCATTCAAGCTCTAAGCGAATACACTGGCGAAGGCGGACTTAAGGAGGCTTGGAAAGATCCGATTGACGTTTGCCGTTACGCTGCCATCGCCAATCTCGATCACGTTGACAATAGCCAATCATTTGTTACAACTCACGGGTCTGGAGGATACTAGTATGAAAAAACAAGCAACTAAAGCAGCGAAGCGGGGCCGACCTGCAAAGAAAACGATAATTATTGACGAGTCACCATGCAGCCTTGATAGCCTTATCGAGCAGCAAATTGATGATGACTTCATTGTTATGCGTGTCTGCAACAACCCAAGCTGGGTCATTGTCCGCATGGATGGACTGGCAGTTCCGGTAAAATGCCCTTCTC